TCTGTAGACTTAAAAAAACTGGATCTAACTCGTTGTCCTGTAGTTACTAAAAAAGATGGTACTGAAGCTAGGTATCTAAATATGACGACTTTTATGAATATTGCAGAACAAGATCAATATGGGGATAACGGCCCAATATCACAGTCTCAGACCAAGGAAGAGCGGGAATCAAATCAAGAGAGAACTCCGATTCTTGGTAATGTGAAAGTATTTTACACTGAAGGCGCGGTGAAACCTAGCTCGTCTAGCGTTACCCATAACGCCCCGTCGATTACTGAAGACATCCCTTTTTAGGAGTGAAGCATGAAGGATAAAATTAAAGAAGCACACAAATTTGCGAATCGACAACTAATCAAACAGTGGTTTCTATCGAAGGCGCAGTTAAGCAATGGGCAGGTCGTGTTGATACTTCTGGCACTTGCGATTGCAGTGGTTTTATAAGCCAGGTCACCTCGACCCGTGTTCAGGCCTGGTCCACCTGTGGCGACAACGGACTACTAAAAAGGAATTAAATAATGGATAAATGCGAATATTGCGAAGGGTTGGTGAAAACCAAAAAAGCACAAATTTATTGGGAAAATCACTCGCGTTGTGAGCAATGCAACGGCACTGGGGACGCTTATTGGAGCGATGGCATGTACGGGCCTTGCGATTGCGGCTACAGCGTTGGCCCTTGGTTCATGTGCGATGTTTGTGACGATTGCGGAACAACAGAAATAAACCAAAGCAGGAAAAGATTATCAAGAAGAGTTCGCGCTCATTTACGGTTAATGATTATAAAAAAAGACACGAAAATTATAAATAGGTTGGAATCTTTATTTGCTGACGGCATGGACTGGGGTAATAGAAAAGAATGGCACATAGATCACATCAGGCCAATAAAGTCATTCTTAGACAATGATATTACTGATTGCGATATTATAAATGCGCCTTCAAATTTGCAACCTTTGTGGGCTAAAGATAACTTGGCAAAGGGCGCGAGCTATAACATAATGGTATGTACTGTATGAAAAACAATCATTTGCGATCATATCGGAGAGCGATATAATATGCCCTCATTTCTTGATGGTGGTTGCAGTGTTGATTTATATGATAATATTCGTTGTCTGTGGTTTAACCGCAGTGGCGAAAGATGATTTAGAGCGCCCATAGTGGCGCTTTTTTTATGGAGCAAAGAATGAAACATTTGATTATTCCAGACACGCAAGTAAAACCTGGCACTCCAATTAATCATTTAGGGTGGGCGGGACAGTACGCGGTGGACAAAAAGCCTGATGTGATCGTACACATTGGCGACCACTGGGACATGCCAAGCCTAAATAGTTTCAGCGGGGCTGGCACTAAATCCTTCGAGGGCAACCGATACACTAAGGATATTGAGGCAGGCATTGCCGGAATGGAAGCGTTCCTAGCCCCGATCAGGGCAGAGCAGCGCAGGTTAAAAGAAAATAAACAAAAGCAATGGAACCCTCGACTGGTGTTTACTCTCGGTAATCACGAAAATCGGATAGCCAGAGCGACCGAATCTGACCCCAAGCTAGATGGCTTAATATCCTTTGACGATTTGCAGTTAAAAGAAATGGGCTGGGAGGTTGTTCCGTTTTTGCAGCCCATCAAGATTGATGGCGTGATGATGGCTCACTATTTTACCTCAGGCATTATGGGTAGGCCCGTTAGTAGCGCCAGAGCTATGGTCGCGAAGCAGTTACAATCTACTGTGATGGGTCACGTTCAAGACCGTGAGATTCATTTTGCGAAAAGGGCAGATGGTACGCGGGTTACAGGGCTGTTCGCCGGAATATTCTACCAACACCATGAGGACTATTTGACTCCGCAAACTAATTTGTCTTGGAGGGGAATTTGGATGTTGCACGAAGTTGAAGATGGCGCGTTTGATGAAATGCCTATCAGTTTAAATTATTTGCGCGGGAAATATGGTGAAAATGATGACTAAATGGGAAGAGTTGCAAAAAAGTTACCCCGCTATCGAAACTAAAACAGTGGGAAAACGCGCTTTGGCAGGGAATACCCCGCTCGGTGACATGGTGAATAATCCGGCCCATTACAATCAGGGTGGAATTGAGTGCATTGACGCAATCGAAGCGAGTATGAGCAAAGAAGCATTTGCAGGCCACTGTAAAGCATGCGCTTTAAAGTACTTATGGCGTTATAAGGACAAAGGGGGCGTTGAATCACTAGATAAGGCCGCATGGTACCTTGAAAGGCTCATAAGTACCGAAAAAGACCGCTTGTAGTACTTTCTAAGGGCTTTTATCACCCCCACCTATGCCAACCTACAGGGTATAAAAAAGCCCCCAATTAAGGGGGCTAGATGGCCCGTATTCGGCACGGTGGGCCAACCCGCTTCATAGGATGTAAGGATCACCCTCGCCTAGCTATTTTGCTTTTCGTTTAAAGTATTCCTTGGCTTCTTTTTTTGCTTCAGAAATACAGCCCTCGATAGTGTATCTGTCTTTTTCTTCTTCATCGCTATTTACCCAGCTCTTGACTGTCCCGTCATCATCAACCCGAAAGCCTAGGCCATGCATATCGTCGCAAATTATCCAGCCGTCTTTTCCCGACGCAACCATTATTCCTAGTTCACGCCCAGCATTTAGGCCCAATATAAGTATTTCCATTTTTTCTAGTGTATTAATTTTCATTTTATACGCTCCATTGTGAGGCCATTGCCTCAGCGATTCCGGCAAATGTTTCTGATCTGATTTTCCATCGGTCGGCGCTAGGCGGCAAATAGTGCAGCCTTTGCTGTTGATTCTTAGGCAGTGTGTCGTATAACTCTTTGACGTTGTTAGTCTCCACCAAAGGCGGGAGGTTATGAAGCCATAGCCCCGTCTTTTTGCTTTCTGGATGCCCAAATTGCCACGGCTGTACGTACTGGGTTGGTTTTATCGGTAGTACGCCCACGGGGTTTTCAAATGCTACCCTTGGTGCGTGTTTCTTGGCGTGTTCAAACAGGGATAGCGTCCATTCAATAGAATCGAGTCGCTGTTGATTCTTTGGCATTCCTTTTCCATACCATGCATTACCTGAAACGGCTAAAGCAGTACAAGGAGGGTGCATTATGATTAAATCCCAGCCTTCAGCTATTACTGGCCAACAATCGCCAGTGTAGTGATAGGGGCTATCATCAACGGGTAACAAAAGGTCGCACGAATACGCATCATGCCCAAAAGCGCGGAAAGCTTCCCTGACTTTCCCGCTGTACTCGCATGCGACTAATACTTTCATGCTGTTCTAGCCTCAGCCAAATCAGCCCTAGCCTTAACCAAAGTCAAAGTCCAATACTTAGCATTAGCCTTAACCAACTTAGCCTCGGCCTCCCAATACTCAGCCCAAGCCTCAGCCCACTCAGCGTCAGCCTCCTCCCACTCAGCCTTAGCATTCGCCTCAGTATCAGCCTCAGTATCAGCCTCAGTATCAGCCTCAGTATCAGCCTCAGCCTTAACCTTAGCCTTAGCCTCAGCCCAAACCTTAGCCCTAGCCTCATTCACAGCCTCAGTCCACTTAGCCCAATACTTAACACCAACCTCAGCCCAATACTCAGCCTCCGCTAACGGTTTTAACTTTTCTAATGCTTTTAACTTTTCTAGTGTCTTAGTCATGGTCTTGCTCCATTTCTGCTATCTGAGCTTTGATTTTGTTAACCCTAGCATTCGCCTCATCTTCAGCCCTATAAACCACAGCTATGCGAGAAATAAATACACTTGACGCGGTAACCGCATCCGCATAAGCCCTAGCCACATCAGCCCTATCCTTAGCCGCTTCAAGCTCAGCTCGTTTTATTTCAAGCGCAGATTGAGCGCCGTTTATTCTTTTAATGGCTGATTGGTAGTTACTCATAATGTAACCTCATTGTATTGGTTAATAGAGGCATCAAGTAGAACTGCATAAGCTAATTGTGTCGCATAGTCATTAAATGACGGTGCTTTATAGTCTGTTTCATCGAGATGCTCTTCGCCATTGTCGGTGTCGCAATTAGCGCACAATATAATGGCTCTATAGGTATAGATAACAGACTGATGACCATCAACTGTTTCGTGAATAGTATCGTATGGATCAGTCCCATATTCCCTATTCTCTATTAATGCCATCATTGCGATCTCTTTCGCTTCCTGTTCTAGCTTGTATTGTGAGTCAATTAAATCTGTCATGGTGTAACCTCGTTTGTTTATGAATTGGTACTATAAAGCGCACTATTGCTAATGCGCTCGGTGGTATCAACTGAAAAAGTAACTTGCATTTAAGTATGTGGCTATCAGCAAGACAGAGATGACATATAGAGCCATGCTAACGCGTTGAGCTTGTTTAGCTTGTCTCTGGCTTTCTTTATCTGCTATGTATCGTGCTGCTATTAACTGAGCATCTGATCGGTCATTGTCTATAATGTATTGCATTTTGTAGCCCTCTCTATCTGTTTAAGGCGCTTCCCGCAATGTTTATCTTTTCTAGGCTGCCGAAGTAAAACCATTTGCCAGAGTATTCGACCGGCCGTGTTATTCTGGCCGTTCTGGATGACTGTTTGATATAGGCGTTTCCGTTTTTCTCAAAATCAGCGC